CTCCTTACGATAATGAAGGTGAACAGCAATTTAGTTTTACAAATAAAGTACCTGGTTGGCATCCTCACATAACAAATAGTAACGCATGTTTAGGAAGTTACGCAAATAGACTACAAAGATTCTATGCAATGAAAAATGCATTAATGTATATTAAAACATTAAATCAATTTTTATTAACATGGAATATAAGATCACCATTTTGGTATCTAGAGAGTGGCCCAGCAATAAGAGAATCTTATGATGACAAAGAAACTTTACCAGCTTCAAAATACTTAAATGTTATGAATTTAAATTATGGAGATACAGAGGTAAATGAATTTAAAAGCTTTTGCCAAAAGTATTATAACACTATAGATAATAAAGAAAATATCACTACATATGATAAAATAAATTATTTATCTATAGTATTTAATATTTGTAAAAGAAATTTAAATCATGTCATAGAATTATCAACAGATAATAATAAAGTTCCTCAAATAGAAGAGTTAAGACAAATATACAGTGAATTTGAAGCATATTCTGGATCAAATCATACAGGAAGTATAATAGATACGTCTAGACCTCTTCTTAGATTTAATACTCTTAGAAAGTTAGTAGATACTTATCCAATAAGAATGAAACAAAGTATGAAATATACTATGTCAGATATTATTGATGGAAAAGAAAAAATGAATGAGATAAGACTTGTTAAAAAAGTAATACATAATATGTGTAGAATGGCTATAAAAATTTATGACAATTGTACAAGTAGTACAATACACAATGAAATAATTTTTAATGATATTCATGTACATAAAGTAATGCATTTAGTTAACAATTACTTAATACCTTTAAGAGTGTCAATTCAAAATGAATGTGATGAGTTAGTGTTATCTAAAAAAGTGCTCACTAGACCATCGTTTAGAAAACTATCGTTTTATCATAGTGGTAGAGCAACTGAACTTGAGTCTTTTAAAAATAAATACAATCTTAGAGTGACCAGATTACTTAAAATAACAAATAAAATAGCTGAGAAAGGAGTAGATAATGAATTTATAGTTAAATACATAAATAAAGAAATAGAAACATCATTTCTTTATAATATTATAGAAGAAGAATACGAAGTATATTCAGGTGATATACAATCATACATAACAAAAAAAAGAAATGTAATAGAATATGGTGAATGTGGAACATTTTGGCATTGGTTTCATGGTTCTGTAATAGAGCCTGAAACAGAAATGTCTTTAAAATTACTTGGAAGTAATTTACCAACAAATTATGATGAATATATTAGAAATTACAATAACATAGTTAATACTTTGTATGAATTAGAAACAAATGTTGTCATACAAATGCTTAATAAAGCTAAAAAGGAGTTGATAAATGGATTGCAAATTAGTAATACCGAAAAACGTACACAACAAGTACCATTATTTTTTGACTAAATTCAAAGAATTAGAATGGTCAGGCCCAGCTTGGTACGAAATTAAAACAGATAAAGATGGGTTTCCAACTGAATGGAAAATCTTACACTTTCATCCATTAAACTTAGGTGGACATGCAGCTACAGAATGGGAAGCTAAAGACTTAGCTAAAATACTAGGCGAAACATATCGCAAATTCCCAAAGCTTAAAAAAGCATTCATCGGTTTAATACATAGCCATAATACTATGGGAGCTTTCTTATCAGGAACGGATACAAATACATTAGAAGAAATGGCACCTGATAAAAACTTCTACGGCAGCTTAGTTGTTGCTAGTAGTGGTAAAGAACTTGCAGCATTTGGTTTTAGCTGGAAAGATCAATACAAATGTGTACATACACATATACTAGAAGAAGTAGATATAGAAATCACAAATGGATATAATGTAAATCCTGAATGGATTACTATAGCTGATAAGATAGAAAAAGAAAAACCAGTTCCTAAACCAGGTCAACAAATGAGTGTATTGTCTAATAATTCTAAAGGATGGAAACAAAAAGGAATAACACCAAAAGCCTATCAAGAGGTAATAACTATTAATAGGATAAGAGTAATAGATAAATACCCAAACGATGTTCAAACAAAAATGAATACTCTGTTAAACAAACTTGACACAGAAGATATAACAGAAGAAGAGTTTGAAAATAAAGCGTTATCTTTAGGAATGAGCTTGACTGATGTTATAAGTCTTCAAGAGTGTAACGTTGAATATGGTTATGGAGGATACAATGGATTCTACTACTAGATTCTTAAGAAATAAGGATTTAATTCCTCAAGATAAGTTAGATCACATAGGTATTGTTGGATTAGGAGGTATCGGCTCACAGCTGGTACCTCTTTTATCCATTATGGGATTTAAAAAACTAACAGGTTGGGATGATGATTCATTGGAAGAGCATAATCTAAGTACGACTATGTATCCGCAAGGAGCATTAGGTAAACAAAAAGCTGATATAGCTAAAAATGTTTTCGATATGTATAAATCAAGCAGCGAAGAAATGAAAGCTTATGATGATATATATGATGAAGACAGCCCAAGTTTACCTAAAATGATAGTTTGCTTAGATAATATGGAAGATAGGTTAGTAGCTTATCAAAGATGGTTAGAACAAGATAACAGGGAACTGTTTCTTGATTTACGAATGGGAGCAATGGCTATGGAAATAATAACTGTAACTAAAAAAATAGATAAGTATCTAGACTCATGGTTACCTACTCATGAAATACCTCAAGCACCCTGCACAATGAAACATACTATCTTTACAGCATCAATTGTTGGAGGCTTTGGAGTTAACCAAGTGTTCAATGTCGTTGCTAATAAGCCTTACTATGCTTATATTTGGATGGGCTTAACGCCTCTTCAAATTAGAAAAGAACATCTGATAATCTAATAGAAAGAAACAAATGGATATTAAAATTCGTAAAGTATCCACTGATTGGCAGACTTTACCCACTGGGTTGACCTGGTATTTTATTGGGCAACCCAAAACGGGTAAAACAACGTCAGCAAGTCAATGGAGTGACAAAGGAGCTGAAGGAGTATTGTTAATAGATACTGACTTAGGCTCAGATTTCGTTAATAAAGCGAATACAATCACAGTGACAGAACTGAACACACCAACACGACCTAAAATGCTTGATGGTAAACAAATCACAAAAGGAGGTAAGCCTGAAATAGAGGTTGTACCAAATCTTGAGAGAGAATACTATCATCGTATAGGAGATAAAGTTGGTAAACCAATGGAAGTATATTCTATGGTTGAAGTTTATCACTGGTTAAAAGACAACTTTAAAAAGTTGCCTTACGATACTATTGCTATTGACACAATTGATCACATAAATAGATGGATAGAGAAAGAAGTATGTGATGAAAGAGGACAAGCAGCAATGGGTGAAGGCTCTTCATGGGGTGCGGATTGGGCACAAGCAAGAAAAAAGAATCTAGATATAATAAAAAGATTCCAAACCTTGTGTAAATCACTAGGTAAAAATCTAGTGTTAATTTCTCATGCTAAGAGCACAGTGATTACAGACGGTAAAAGTCAATTAGGGCCTGAGCTACCTAGAGGGTTAGCTTATGCAATAACAGCTTCTGCGGATGTAATAGGATACGCTATGGCTAATAAAGATGATGGAGAATTTTATATTTCCTTCCAAGCTTATGATGAGCGAACAGTTGGAAGTAGGCTAAAACCTTTAGCCCAAAAAACTCTCCCATTTAATTATACAAGCGTAATTAATGAAATACTAAAGTACAAAGAAAAAGAATAGGAGCATATATGCCATTTAGAGGTTCTCAAAAAACAACGTCAAATTCTGGTACGCCAAAATGGTTTGGATTCCAAGAAGTTGCATTAACAGATATAGTAGATAAATCATCTGAACATGATAAGTTAGAAGTTTTTCTAAGTATATCTTTCAAAAATAATAACTCACAGTACCCTTTTGATTATGCATTGCTAGGTAATTTCGATAGAGATAGCAATGGTAATATTGAAGGCGAAAATAGTTTATTAAAGAGAATCCTGTACTTTGCAGACGCTATAGATTGGAAAGGTGGAGTCAACAAAAAAGGAGCTTGGGTAGATAATGAAGATAAAATGCTAGAAGATGTAGCAGGATATCTTAATTTAAATCATACTATGGCAAATTACGATGAAGATTCAAACCTCGATTATTACATCTTTACATATAATAGATGGAATAAAAATGCAAATAAAGCCTATCCAACAGTTTGTCCTAAAATTGTAAAGAATAACCCAGCAGGTCGTAAAGACCTTGAGAGTTATATTCAATACATGAAAGCAAACAAGTTTATTGTAGAGCACGTTGATGATTCAGAAGGAGGAGTAACAAGTACAGCCAACACCACAGTTGGTGGTACTCAAACTTCATTTTAATGAATCTCTATCATGAGATAGCAATAGGTAGCCCTCGGCAACGGGGGCTTCTTATTCCTGAAGAACAAATAATAGATGTAATATTAGAACACGGACAGTCAAGAGCTGTATATAAAAGTGTTTATCTATATGACGAAGAAGCTTTAGATTATTTTAAACTTAAAAGAACTTTAAAAGATTTTTTAGGTAAAAGATATATTAAAGATATAATGATTGATATAGATAAAGGACAAAATACAGATGAGCACACACTTAACAAAACAAGAGGAATACTCTTTGAATTAGAAGAGTTAAATGTTCATCCACGCTCATATGACCTATATTTCAGTGGTACTGGATATCATATAATTATTTCAGGTGAAGTATTTAATTTTAAACAAGGAGATTCAAATCTTCCTTTTATAGTTAGAGAAACAATGAATAATTTATTCAGTGATATAGATTTGTCAATCTATAATAGAACATCAATCTTTAGATGTGAAAATACATTAAATCAAAAATCAGGACTATACAAAGTAATATTAGATCAATCTACTATTAACAAAATAACTCCAGAAGATATATTATTATGGGCAGAAGCTCCAAGAGAAGATAATATAAAAGCTAAATGGGGTGATGGTGAGTTAGAAGATAAGATAATTACTAATGTTCCAAGTATAAGAGTGATGGATAGTAGTGTAGAACCAGACAATATTGTTCCATGCGTACAAACTATGTATAAAAATGGCCCTGAAGAAGGGAATAGAAATAATACTATGATGCGTATAGCATCACATTTCTTTAGACATGGGATACCTAGTGATGCAGCTAAAGCTGCTTTATTAGAATGGAACAATGGACAACTAGAAGACCAGTTAATCATTAAAAAAGTAGAAGATACATATAGAGGTGGGTACAAATATGGATGCAAAGATGTGCTTATGGCTAAATTTTGTAAAACAAATTGTATTTACTTTAAACGTAAAGATTACTTGGTAGATGTTAAGAACAGTGAAGAACTTCAATCAGAGCTAGCCGAAAGACTTGAGACAGATTTCTCAGGAAGAACTATCGACTTAGCTAAGCTATTAGGAGTTCCAAATAAGGATGCAACAATATATCCAGGAGAATTAGTAACTATATTTGGTTCAACAGGTGCTAACAAAACAGCACTAGCACAAAATATAGTACTGGGTTATAATGCAGAGCATGATCAAATTACAAAAGAAGCTCAAATTCCTACATTATTCTTATCATTAGAGTTGTCAGGTTTCGTAATGCATAGAAGAAATTTGCAAATAGTAGCAAATGCAGACAAAGATATGGTAGTGTCTAACTATAAAAAACTATATGAGTATCATAAAGAAGAGTTAAGCCACATCATAATGCAATCTATAAGCCCCACTATACCACAAATACAAGACAAAATAAAACAATTACAACCTAAATGTGTTGTAATAGATTATATTGATCTCGTAGATGTGCCTTACAATAAAAGAGGAGAGTATGAAAAACTTAATTTCATAAGTCATTCACTCTCTAATTTAGCAGTAAATGAAGACATTATTATAATACAGATATCACAAGTATCTAGAGATTACTCACGTAATCAAGTAATGGATTTATATGCAGCAAAAGGTAGTGGAGCAATAGAAAATGCTTCAAGAAAAGTTATTGGTATAACAGGTTCATCTGATTCATCAGATAAAAAAGTCAGTATCTATAAAAATAGTGATGGTGATTTATTTGATGCACAATTAGAATGGACTCCTTCATTCAGATTAAAAAAGAAAGAAGAAACGTATCGTAGCAGAGTATTGGAAAAAACTGTTATAACAGCAAAGGAATAATATGGCAACAACTAAAGAAATAGTTGGAGAATTAATTGACGTTAATCAAGAGCTTGAATATCTAGAACAAAGTAGTGATTTAGATATGGATAAGCATAAACAGCTTGAAGACACAAGAATGGATTTACATAAGCAAGTAAAAGTTAAACTTGATAATGTAGATTATTTTATGGTTGAACTTGGCAAAAGAGAACACATCATAGATGCTGAAATAGAGCATATGAAAGATGAAGTTGCTAGACTAAAGTCAAGAAGAAAAGGTCTTGAACGTACAAAAGATTACTTCAACAAAACATTATTACCATCTGTTATCCTAGAAGTAGGAAATGATAATGGTGTTTACGAAACAAATACTGCAAGATACAAATTGTATGAAACTTTTGGAAGCGTAATGGTAGACGCACATATAGTTTCAGATGATTTTAAGAAAGTTGAAATTGTTGAGAAACTAGATAAAGTAAAAGCTAGAAAAGCAGCAATATCAGCATTTAACGCAGGAGAAGATATGCCAATAGGCATAGAAATTAGTAAAGTTAAAAGAGTAAAGCGTACATAAGTATTAATACTTGTATGCTACATTCGTTTAACTATAACTTATCAGGGCTCAGTTGATTAAAAGGGGGAGGACAAAGACCTCTTACACGCCCAGCGATGTATCATAAGCCTTTTAACAAGCAAAGTAATGCAAAAAACGCTGAGCCCTAATAATTATGAATAGAAAAAGTAAATCATATCCAGAAAAATTTTATAAAAATATTATGGATGAATCATATAGACCAATAAATAAAATATGGGTAGATGAAGGATTGTATAAAACAGGTTGTTACTGTAGAATATTGTACGGTGAAAAAAACAATGTTGATACATTTAAAAGAGTAACAGCTGGCGGAATTAAACCATAATAATTATGAAATATGATAAAGAAGCATTTAAAGAGGTATTAGAACCTCATCATCGTACTTATTGGAAGATTGCTTATAAAAAGCTACAGAGAAAAATGCAAAGTCTCAAATCCTCCCTTAAGAAACGATCCGAAGATAACAATGTTATATTTGACATTAATATAGAAGAACTTCGGGATATGTTTTACAATTCATATGGCGATGGTTGCAGATATTGTGACAGAAAAATGACATTACGTAATATGGTATGTGATCATATTATACCACTTGCTAAAGGTGGAGATTCAGTAATAGATAATTTACAATTAATTTGCAAATCATGTAACACCAGAAAAGGCCCATTAGATGAAGATGATTTTAAATATCTTATGGAATGGGTAGACCAATTAAAAGATGAAACAAAAGCATATGTGCTAAGAAAATTAGCCAAAGGAGGAAGATATTAATGAATTTAACACACGAACAAACAACACTTATTATGACTGCATTGCAAAATATGCGTGCAGAGCTTTATATTAATAACAACTTATCTGAGATGAATAAAGTCAGTGAAGTAATTAACAATATAGAAACCGAAACAGAACCTAAAGATTTAAGCCAAAAAAAAATTATGATATCAAACGAAAGAATGGATATAGGTTCAGAGACAGGTATAGAAGAAGATTATCAAAATCAAATACCAAGACGAAAATGCGAGGTTTGTGATGACTAATAAAGAAATAATGAAAAACAAGGTACAACATCTTGAACAAGCTTTGTTAGAAACAGGCTTTACCATGAATAGAATGCAAGAAGAAGTAGATAAACTTCAAACAAAAATAAATGAATATAAAAAATCTGGTGATAAAAAAAAGTTAGAACAAAATAATGATCTAATTATAAAGCTTATACAAAAAAGACTAGAAGTAGGTAAGCAAACTTATCATCAGAATGTGCCAATAATGCCTAGGGATGATATAACTAGGGATAACTTTTATGAAGCCGTAGAAGAGGCATTAGACCTATCTGTGTACTTATCTGCATACATGTTAAGACTGATGGAGGAGAGAGAGCAACGAGAAGCGGAACCGACGACAGCAGACGA